CAGTATTGTTATCTACCAAGTTGACCATTTTGTAAGCTATTGTAATGGTATTACCACTATGAGCGATGATAGTGCGAGATTCACTTTCAAACTCTACCAAGCCATAAGTAAAATAACCAGCTACATAGTCACCAAATGTTGTGCTGGTTAATTTAGTCTTGGTTGCATCAAGAGTGATGATAGCTACTACCTTATAATCAGCCTTAACTTTTCCACATCCGCTATCAAATAACCTATGATTGCAAGTAGTTTGATATCTCCATACAGGAATAGGCATTTTCAAGAAATGTTCAAATCCAACACATTCTGCTTCTGCAGAAAGACCTTGAAACGATACAGATTTGATCTGGCCAATGAAAATAACTGACTTTTCCAGAGGAGATTGATCTCTAAATAACCTGGATACTTCGATCCAGGTTATATCTATTGGATTCTGCGCTATATATTGCACAAGAGGTTCAGTAACCCTGGAAAACTGAATTTTCATTGTGTTGACATCTAACTGAGAATTATATTCAGTACTTCCCCGGCTGATAGTAGCAGGGTCATAAGTCTGACCATCAAAAACTACTGCTACATCGCCATTGGTGTAGTACCAATATGTACTTCCCACCCAAATCTTATATAGTTCAAGAGGTTTTCTTTTTGCCGCTTCTTCCTTTGCAATATACTCAGCACTAACATCTTTCATGACAATGTTACCTCTTTTAACCCACGAAACGAAAGTCTAACGTCTGCTACTTCTTCACAGTTCCCATCTACATAATCAAACTTAATTTCATCAACATCAAAACGAACAGGTAATAAAAAACTAACTACTAACAAGTCTAAGTCATCAGCAGGAACATCCTTTCCCACTGCCAAATCTATTACTATAGAAGTAGATGTAGGAGCACTTGTTATTTGCTTAAATACTTTTGTTCCGTCAGGAAAATAAAATTGTATATACTCACCCACTATATCATTACCTACAGCCCAATGTGTAGAATATTCAATATTCTGAATTGATATAGTAGTATCTGTACTAAGAATTGCAGCTGTTACCACAATATCTTTCTTCCAGGTAGGTACCCAAAAATCTCCCCATCTACCCATCTTAGAATCAAAGAATTTTAACATATTCCATAAACAGTCTCTTCCTTTCTCTTGATATCCCCCTTTTATACCGATAAGAGTTTTCTCATACTCACAACTTGTATATCCCAAACCAAGAAATTGAAGTAGATTCCATGGTTTATTATAGCTGCATTCAACACCGTTATAAGGAATGAATTGAAAAACATCCAATCCTTTATATACCGAAGCTCCTGATTCTGGAATTGTATATGCAAAGCTTCTCAAACTTTCGAAACTTTCAATGCTGGAAAACTTCAACTCTTGATACTGAAAAACTTTAGCTTGTACTTCTTGAGGGTTCTCCATCCTGAACAAATATCTTGGTAATACTAAACTACCAATAGGCCATGTACTACTCAGGTTTGCATCAAGAGTAATTGAAGTAGAGGTTAGGGATTCAATCTTACCAGTTTCATATAACTGAAAATTCGTAAGGTTTATGATTATTATATCTCTACCTGCATAGAAATGACGATTATCTGTTTCATCTACATTCAAGACTTTCTGACCTGAATTAGCCTGTAAAGATAACTTAGTTCTATCTGACCATATAGGAATCCCCCACAATCCGTATAGATATTTATACAACTTCCGAGCAATCCAATTAAACTCTGTATCATTAGTCAGCATTGTTTCATATTCTAATTGTATCCTTGGCCAAGTAAACAAAGCTGCGCGTTTTTCCCCTCCAGTAATACCTTTTTGAATAGAAGTTTTCCAAAGATGACTTACAGAAAACTTTTTCCGAGGTCGAATAGTCAGCTCTACATGTGCTACATCTGCCGGCATTATCTTAAAATTCTCCTTATTGAAGATCCCCTGGAAGAAATAACATTAACTATTGCATCCTGACCTCTTGATGAAGCGAAATAAGCATCAAGCATTGAAACATCTGTAACGTTCACAATAGTAAACTCCTGAGGAGAACTCATCACCACAGGAACAGCTCCACTCTTTAAAGGTATATGAGCCTCAGGACCTTTCTCACCAACCATTGCATATTCAGGTCTTGTTGAAATACCACCTTCTGCATAACTTGGAGGTCTCGCGCTGGCAATTAAGGCTACCCTCATCAATCCTTGAGCCAAAGCTATCCCAGCCATTATAAACGACCATGGAGGACCTGGAGGACTTGCTAATGCCTTAGCAGCAGCTGCATGAGCGGCGATTGTCGCCTCTACGATCGAGAAGGCCTGATAGACTCTAAATGCCTTTGCACTTTGTCTTCCTCCTGCTTGAGACATCATCCGAAAAGTATCTGCAATACCTCCAGCCGTACTCTGTGCAAACTCCAGCCGTTTCATCATTGCCTCTCTATCTGTTTCTACCTGCTTATCCGCTGTTTCCTTATTGATCCTACGCAACTCCATTGCTTCGTAGTTTGCCAGTTCTATAATAGACATCCCTGCTTCCGCACGGGCAGTAACTCTATCTTTAAGCCCTACCAGTTTGAGTTCATAATCAGTCATCCCCAGTCTTCTATCTTCTTCACGAAACCCTTCTAATGTCCTCCGCCTTTCTTCATTAGCCTCATAATCAATCCTTGTCAGTTCGGATTGGATGTATTCTTCTGCCTTAATCTTGTCAAATCCTGCTGATACCCACTGTGTGACCTGAGCTTCTAATTCCCTCTTTTCTATATCGGTCCTGGACAGATTCATTTCTTCGTAAGCTTTTACCGCCTCGTTATATAAATCCAACTCCCCCTTGTGAGCCTCAGTAGCCATACGATGTGTCTCAAGATACAGAATTTCAGATATCTTCTTTTTACTAAATCCAGCGTTCTTAAACGTTTTCAATCTCTCGTTTAGCTGGTATGTCTCAAATTCAGTTTCTGATAGAGTTATTCTTTTATAGTATTCATTCGCCTCCTTTAGTATTTTTTCTCTTTCTTTAGCTCTTTCTTTAGCTCTTTCTTTAGTTGTCTCCTTCTCCTTCGAAGGAGGAGGCAACCCAGGGACAGTAGGAGGAGGAGGAGCCTTTTCTGGTCTCTTATGTCTAATTACTTTTCCTTCCCAAGCAGGCTCCATTACCGATCTTCCTTCCCAATCTGCCTTCCAAAGCTCCTTCCATGAAGGAATTTTTGGAATCTTTCCAAATAAAAAATCTATTCCTGCATTCAAATCTTTAATTTTTTGATTAATAAAATAAAGAGCCCCAAGTAAAAGTCCGTACTTCCCAAATAATATCCGACCAACCAAACCAATACCCGCTGCGCCTACTACATCATCAGGAAGTATTGAATAAAACTTGTACATACTCTTGATAGACTCTGTTACTTCTTTTACATATTCAGGTATTTTCTGCTTGAGAACAGCTTCATTATTTTTTATCCAATCCTCAAACTGCTTGTTAACTTCCTTTAGGTAAACTTTGAGTTCATCAAATACACCAGCTCCCTCCATTACCTGAAGCTGAAAATATAACCATTTGTCAGCCATCATGGAAAGCTGTCCAGTCCAAGTATCCGACATCTTCTTAGCAAGACCACCAAATTGAGTATCCGCTGCCGTCCAGGCTTCAAATAATTTTTTTCTTGTTTCTTCTACCGAATATTCAACTCCCTTGCTAAAACCCAGCATCGCACTGATTCCACGGTCTCTGAACTGATCAGCAGCAGCGGCACCGCCAGAATACATCCTTGCCACCTGCATAGCAGTATCCTGGAAAGATAACCCCATTGACTTCGTGTAAGCACTCAAATCTCCAATCAAAGGGATCCACTTTTCAATTTCTGCTCTACTGCCTCCCATTACACCAGACAGAGCAGTAGCAGATTCCATTATCTCTGCATACTCAAAAGGCACTCGGCTGGCATAGTCTGCCATTGAATTAAACAACCTGTTGCCTTCCTCAACCGATCTCATAGCAGAGGAAAGGGTAATTCTATATAATTCCATACTACTCGCAGCATCTACAAATCCCTTAGCTACTTTAAATATTCCATATGCACCTCCAACCAAAGCAAGAGACTTTGTTAACCTATCATGAGCAGACGAAAGACCGCTGGCTACCACCTTTTGTTTTTTCAGAGATGCTGTACCTTTATCAACGGCACCCGCAAACCTTTTTAAATTTGCTTGACCTGTTGCTGAATCAACCTCAAGTATCCATTTAACT